AGGGGTTTCAGCTAAAGATAAAACACTTGTTAAATCAAAGGTAGTTGACCTGGAGAAGCGTGAGAAACACGATTTAATTGTCTAACGCTTGACAAGGTCAGGGAAATGATATATAATGATACTAACTTATACTGAAAAGAGAAAAAACGAGTTGATTAAGAACGCAGAAAAGATGATGAATAAGGCAGAAGGAAAATGGGCAACAATGTTTTGGACAGGTGTCTGGAAACAATTGTGTATTAAGTTTAATCGTGTTAATTAAATGAAAGTTAAATTTAATCATAAAAAAGAAGTGTTAAAAATATTAGAAGCTAGTAAGATTACTAATTTTCAAACTCCTGAAGACCAAATTATAGAGGATATTGAAAAAGATAAAAAAGCAAAAAAGGAAAAACAACATCTAACAGGCATATCAATCAGCCTAAAAAACAATCAAAAATATTATCCAAAAGTAATGAATCCAGAACAAGAAGATAATAATGCTGGAATTGTACGAGACGAACAAGGTAATGTGAAATCGGAAGCAACAAAATGAATATAGACAAATTAAGAGAACAATTAAAAATAGATGAAGGTGTTAGATTTGAAATTTATAATGACCATTTAGGATATCCAACATTTGGAATTGGTCATTTAGTAGTAGATGGAGACGAAGAATCTGGACAAGACATAGGTACTACAATTTCGGAACAAAGAGTTAACGAAGTATTTGAAAGTGATGTAGAAAAATATATCAGCGAAAGTAAAAAAGTATTTGCAAGACTAGATGATTTTCCAGAAGAAGCTCAACAGGTTATTGTTAATATGTGTTTTAATTTAGGTGCTCCAAGATTATCAAATTTTAAAAATTTTATAAGTGCAGTAAACGAAAGTAATTGGAATAAAGCTGCTGATGAAATGATGGATAGTCGTTGGGCTAGACAAGTAGGTGATAGAGCAATAAGATTGCGAGATAGAATTAAGAATTTAGTATGATGAAGTATAGTGAAAAAATAAATATAGTAAAGAGGTTAGAAGCCTAAGGAAGGAGATATTAGAAGATATGAGTATAACAGGAAAAGTAAAATGGTTCAATTCTACCAAAGGTTTTGGTTTTATTGAAAGAGACGATAAAGAAAAAGATGTATTTGTACACTCTTCAGCAGTTAGAGACGCAGGTTTAGAACTAAATGAAGGTGACGCAATAACTTTTGAAATTACTGAAACACAAAAAGGTAATTCAGCAGTTAATTTACAAAAAAATTAATATAAGGAGATAAGATTGAGAAGTAGCAATTGTCTATGACATTAACACACGGAATAACATTAGGCATTTTCGGAACTTGCATTACAATAATAGCATTTGGTTTTGCATATTGGATTGCTACTACCAGTTTTTTTAAAAAGAATAAATTAGATAAGAACAATCCAGTAGCTAGATTTTGGAATGATTTTTATGATAGAAAATAAGGATAAATTATGATGATAGAGCAACTAGTAGGTAAAACAATAGTTTTATTAAACAACATACAACTAGCACATTGGCAAACTTTAAGTTTTGCAGAACACGAAGCATTAGGAGAATATCACTATAAGTTAAATGGTCTTAATGATAGACTTGTAGAAGCTTGGCAAGGTAACCAAAATAAAAGAATACATATTGAAAGTGGACAAAATACTTTACAAAATTATACAGACCACGCTCATACTATTTCACAAATAGTTCAATATCAACAAGATATTTCAGCGGCAACATATAATATAACACAACAAAATAACTTAAATCAGTTTGAAGATATTATAGCTATATTAGAAGATATGGCCGAGGTAACATCACAAACACAATATCATTTATCGCTAAAATAAATCACAATGCCGACATATTCTTTTTTAAACACTAAAACCGACAAAGAGTTTACAGAATTTATGGGTATGGATGAGAAAGACAAGTATTTGAATAAGAATAAACATATTAAGCAACAACTCAAAACAATAAATATCATTAGTGGAACTGGAGGTATGAAAAATGACCAAGGATGGAAAGAAGTACAAAGTAAGATAGCTGAACGAAATCCAGGGACACCTTTTTCATCCGAACACGGTAGAAGTACAACTAAAGATATTAAAACTAGACAAGTACTTAAAAAACACAAAATATTATCGGAATAATATGATATACAGAATAATAATTTTATGCGTTGCTCTTTTATTTTTAAATAATTGTAGTGCTACATTTACCAATCTATTTACGATTGGTGGAGTAAGTACTGCTGTAGCAAGTAAGAACGCATATAGTATTGGTTATAGTGGTGTAGACCTAATGATACAAATAAGTACAGATAAACCAATTAGAGAACACCTATTTGAATCAATAAAGAAAGGGGAGCATACATATGCTCCTACATTTTAGAGGAGAAGCTACATATGGCGACTAAAGATATACCAGATTATATGAGAGGTTTTGATACTACGGATGATTGGGGATTTGTTCCAGTATCATCTAAACCTGCAGAAGTAAAAGCAGGTGTTGATGAAGAACAACTAGATTCAAAATTTGAAGGCACAAATATAGCATTGTCAAAAGTAAAAGGTGATGTATCTGATATTAAATCTATGATGAACGAGATTATGCAAATTGTTGCTGAGAAAGATACTATTACAAAAGAGATAACAACTGGTGAAACTAAAGAAAGATTTAAAGAAATTGAAAAGATTATATTACCTTTCTTATACAATCTTTCAAAATCAGATGAACCATACATACATTGGCCGAATAGAGGTCCAATAATCAAGGCACAGATAGAGAAGATATTAAAACTTACAAGGGGGTAATTGATGACGCTGAAAGCGAAACACAAGGAACTCAAGCGAGAAGTTAATGAAGCCGAAGTTAAGCGAAATATTAGACGAGGACACAGGAGTTGGCATAATTTAAGACTCTTAAAAAAGATGAAATTAATAGCAAAGGATAAACTAAATGAGATTAAGTAAAAATTTTAGTTTGAAAGAATTGACAACTAGTCAAACTGCTGAGCGTAAAGGGATTAATAATAATCCTAATGACGACCAGATTACAGGATTGCAAAAGTTATGTGAAAACATATTGCAACCTGTCCGAGACCATTACGCAAGTCCAGTTACCGTTTCTAGTGGATTTAGAAGTGCAGAACTGAGCGTTGCAATAGGCTCATCCGTTAATTCACAGCATACTAAAGGCCAAGCTGCTGATTTTGAAATATTTGGAGTACCTAATGCTGAGTTAGCAAAATGGATTATGGATAATTTAGATTATGACCAATTGATTTTGGAATACCACAATCCAGAGGAAGCAAATAGTGGTTGGATACATTGTTCATATAAAAGTCCAACAGATAATAGAAAGAATACATTGAGAGCGTTTAGGGATGATAAAGGAACAACTCAATATGTTGAGTATAGTCCCAACTGAGCGCTTGGCATAGTCAGTAAAGACGAGATAAACGATATGCTGACACTTCATAGAAGTACCTAGTGCTTGACAAACCTATCAAATGTGATATAATAGATGATAATAAAGGAGTAATATAATGACTAAAGAATTTAAATTTGTTGATGTGAATAAGTCCCTATTGCCTACAACGAAAGGTCGTAACCAAAATGGTATGCGATTTTACGAAATAGAAGGTAAGAACTATCCATCAGTTACCACAATCCTAAATAGTAGAAAGTCTGAAGGTTTAAAAAACTGGCGAGCTAATATTGGTGAAGCAGTAGCGAATTTTGAAATGAGAAGAGCTGCTAGACGAGGAAAATCTACACATACATTAGTTGAGAATTATATAAAAGGTGAGACACCTGGAGAAACTTCTGTACTACCATTAGGTCTTTTTAGATTGTTGAAACCGTACCTAGATAACATTGATAATGTACATTTGGTGGAAGCTATAATGTATAGTAAGAAGTTAACACTTGCAGGTCAAACTGATTGTGTTGCTGAGTATAGAGGTAAGTTATCAGTAATAGATTTTAAGACAGCGAACAAAGAGAAGATTGAAGATTGGGTAGATAACTACTTCCTTCAATGTACTGCCTATGCAGTTATGTATGAGGAGCTATTCGGTAAACCGATAGAGCAAATAGTTGTTCTGATTGCAGGTGAAGATGGTTCAATGCAGGAATGGATCAAAAATCCAAAAGATTATTATGCTGAACTAGAGAAAAGTGTACAAACTTTTTATAAATATTATAACAATAAACAGAAGATAGAAGCAGAAGTTAAGCAAGCCGGCGAACAATGATTTACTAAACTAGGTTTGTAATTCTGGTTTCTACTAAAAAGGAACAGAATTTAATGAAGAACCTAATTTTAAGTATACTCATAATGGTTGGATTGCTGATAGGTGTTACTGCTAACGCAGAGCATAAAGAACAAATCTTTTTTCCATCACAAGCGCCAATCATTTGTGCTAAATATCAACAACTAGAGGACTGGTTAAAACATAATAACTTTGAACCTGTTAATGTTGGTTTAGGTAGAGACGGTGGCAAGTCAGATGGCACTCCAGTATTTTTAATAATGGGGTATTTAAAAAAAGGTACAGATGTATATGTTGCCACTATTGAAACACCAACTAGAGTTGATAAATGTTTGATGTTTAATGTATATGATTTTAAAGAAGTTGATAGAGAAGGTAATTTAAATTAAAGATAAAGGATATATGAAAACAATTGGAATGTTTTTGATTGCATTATTTTTAGTTAGTGGATGTGTTTCTGAACCAAGAGTACAATTTGGAAAGAAATGTGTCATTAAAGGTGACCAAGTAGTTTATTCTTATATATGGATATATGAAAAAGATTTACCGTTAGAAGCTGACGAAGAAACTTGCAAACAAATTAAAACGGATTAATCGTTGAAGGTGTTGTAATAACTGGTGAAGACCTGGGTGCAACTCCCAGCACCTCCACCATTCACACTAAACGCATACCTATGGTGTGCTTTTAATGGGGGTGATTGAGGCTCGATTCACAGATGAAAGAACATTGGAGATTAGTAGTTGAAGAACTTTAAACTTAACTTTAACTGGCAATAATAATTTTGCCCTTGCTGCCTAGTTTTTAGGTAACGGAGTTGGTATGTACTTGGCAACAGAAACATACCACACTAATAATAGGACTAGGAGAACCACTACAAATGCTAAAAGAACTTATTTTTATGATAACAGCAGTATTGATAACATCAGGACAACCAAATATAGAAGATACAAGAACACATCAAGGTTATAAATTTGATACTTTAAATGAGTGTCAAGTCTTTATTAAAGATAACTATAACGATTTATATGTGGGCTTACTATATGCTTTAGCGAGAGAAGGTAACACTAGCCAAATTAAAAGTATTACTTGTGGCAGTTTTAAAAACACAGACCCACAAGAAGCGGGATTATTAACATAGGCGCTTGACATTCCTCTCATATGTGATATAATATTACTATGAAATCAAAACAATTTAGTTTAGAAATAGAAACTTACAAGAAAGAACACAAAGGTATATCGTATATGGATGCCATTGTTGGATATTGTGATGAAAGAAATATAGATACTGGTACCGTAGGACCATTAATCAATAAGGCATTAAAGGAGAAGGTAGCATTAGAGTGTCAGAAACTTAATTTGTTACCAAAGACTTCGGAGTTGCCAGTATAATGAAAGTAGCTTTTATAGATAAAATGGGTACTGACTTATCCGTAGTAAATGCTGCTAGAGTATCATTTGCAAAAATTAAAGATAAATTTGAAGACAAAGATGAAAAGTTAATTAAATATCTTGCAGTACACGGACATTGGTCACCTT